TTGTCGTAGATGTCGGCGTACTTCAGATTGTACTTGTGGATATAATCCCAAATATCCTTGTCGGTCCAAATGGAGAGCGGCTTGGACTTCTTGCGGACGCCATCCAGTACGTTACAACCTCCGTGACGCATCCATTCGTGCGTTCTAAGGCGGCTTTCGGACGCGAGAATACCGAGTATAGGGTAACGGCCTGTTTTGCGCTCATATCGCTCCGCAGGCTCTTTTTTGAGTTTCCTGCAGCAGTTGTCAGCGCAGCAGAACTTCTCATCAAGCAGCCATCGCCATTTCAGCGGGAGTTTGTACAGTCCTGTATTCCTCATCCATTTCTCTGCGGCGGCGCTGTCGGGATTGTACCTTATGCGGTAAATCTTGTTGGCCGTTTCCTTCGAGATAAGAGGGAATCCCCATTTCTGCCATATTCTCTTTGGCTTCATCTTCGGCATGATGATGTCGATGTCGGCACCATCGTCGCGCATCTGACGCACGAAGCGGCAAATGCTCGGATATTCCATCGTGGTGTTCACGAACACAGCCTTCACATCCGGATAAAGCCGTCTGACGAGATGCAACAACACGGTGGAATCCTTCCCTCCGCTAAACGAAACGTAAACATTATTTACCCCCCCCTATCACGGACGAACTCGTCTATCACGGCGAGGGAATGGTCTATCTTCTGTTCAAGCGTCCACGACTGGCGCTCTTTCAAGTCCTGAAGTGTAAGAGTCATTTCCTTGGCGTTAATTAATCACTGTCTGGGCCTCATCCCATTCAGCCAGCTATGCAGGTTGATGATATTGGGAGAGCCACTGTCTTTAATGTATTCACTCGAATTATAATCCCACCACTGCTCAAAGACACTGAACGGGACCTCCGCATCGACAAGAAGCTTGATGTCATCCATTCCGAGAGAATATTCTATATCATCGGTACAGAACACGCCTCCCGGCTGGTCAGACACCCACCATCCGCGCGGATAGTCCCAGTCGTACATCTTGCAAAGCCGCTTGATGTACTCGCAACAGGCAGTCTCGTAGATATTTCTCAACTGCTTGTTGTCAACCTTTGACAAATCCCGGAAGTTACTTAGTGTCGGTCTGTTCATCCTTCTTCGTTTTATCCATTACGTTACACAGGTCGCGAATGGTCTTCAATACATAATAGCAGGGACGGTTCACTTCACCTCTGACCTCCGATACGATGATGGCCACAAGCCCGCATAAGAGCAGCAGCCCGAGCAGGCCAGCGACCAAAATGAACGGCGAAAATATAATCCACCACGAGAGGCTGATGACACCCATAATCCTCTCGATTGCAAGAACGAGCACAATCGTGCTGACATTGATTTCAAAATTAACATTCTTCATCTGTAATGCTTTTCGATTTTAATGGCCATCAACTCGTCGATAAGACCCTCATACGCGCCGCCCATCATCATGTGGCACTGGCGTTGCAGTATCATGCCTTCCACTCCGTCGAACAGCCCTACAAGAGCGTAGACGGCTTCCGGAACGGAGCCTTTGGAAGCCACGGCCTCAACCATCGTATCGGGGTGTATTCCAAAGCGCTCCATCACACGGAATGTCTTCAACTTCTTGAGTTCATCACCTGTCATATCTCAAATCAAACTAAAAGTCCTCTTCTTCGTTAGCCTTGGGAGGAATCGGGTCTGCCGGTCTTTCTTCACCCTGTACCTTCTCTTCGGACGGGGCTTTTGGAGTTTCTTCCTCCGGAGTGGCATCCGGGTCAATGTCCTTCACCTCTTCGTAATTGGCGTTCTCCACAGACGGATTCTCGTCCGAGTGCTTGATGATGGGATTCTCGATGGTGCCCTCCATAGCCGCACCGTCATACTCTACCGCACGCATCATTTCGATGGATTTTGGTAAGTATTTTTTGATAAGATGCTTTAATGTAGTCTTGAGAGCCATACTATCAAACGACTCTTTCCAAAGCCCATAGCCCTTTTTGAAGGTCTGTGAGTACTTCAAAGCGTGCTCCTTACAGCGGTTTACATCCCAGTAGATGGTCTTCTCAAAGCCGTTGGAAAGCTTCGCATAGGCCATGTAACCGATAACCTTGTCGGATACACGTTTTGATTCGTCAAACTCATACTCGTCACGGAAGCGGTTGCACTTCACCAACTCTCCTTCGTAGACAACCTCGTTCACGAGGGCCACCACCTGACCGGTGCGCAAAGCAAGCTCCACGAATCCGTCACGCATCAGCTGGAACTGTGCCATGCAGCGTTTGTTCTTCACATCGTTGAACGGAACGATGGCCGCGTATCCGAGGTTCGGATTGATTGGGAGGTCAAGAGCCGCAGCCTGTGCGGCGGCAAGGATAATAGAGTTGGTATCCGCCTTTTTCAACAGGTCATTGTTGGTGACGACATTGGATACCGAGGTCAGGAAGCCGACGCTCTTCTTACCGAGCATATCGGCGAACTTCTTCTGAATGGCATCTGAGTTCAGGCGCTGGTTCAGGACTGCGATGCCTGCCTGCGACTGGCTCTGTGCCTGCGGTGTGTTTGTCACTGCCATAATATTAAAAAGCCCCGAATGGGAGCCGTGACGCATCCCAAACGAGGTCTTGTTAGTAGGTGCCGGAAGTCACGGATTCCGTTTATTAAACTGTTGCAAATATACAAAAAAAATTTCGAGATTGCCAAATTATTTTATATGTTATAAAACATATTTAGAACGGACACGCACCTCCTTCATTCGGGTCCTCGGGAACGAACGGGAGGGCGTCATCGTTGGCATAGTAATCATCCTCCTGAACATTTTCTCCGTTCTCTTCGGCCTCGGCCTGCGCGGCAAGTTTCATTCGCTGCTGTACGGGGTCTGCGTTCCACCCGTACACGATATGCTCGGCCTTGTAGTTCTTCAGGCGCCTTGACTCCATTTCAAAGAACAGGCCACAGAACTTGTCTATCTGACCGGACATGCGCGACTTGGCTATCTCTATGACCGTATCGAACTGGTCGTACTCATTGGCCTTCTCGGCTCCCATGAAGTCAATCAGGCGCTTTTGGTAGTCGAGGCTCTTACGGTTCACGATGAGCACGACATCGGCAAGGTTGGTCAGGTTGTTCGAGCCTGACACTGATTCCTTGCGGTTGAGTTCCTGACCCAGTTTCTTTGGATGGGCGACGATGATGACGTGGATGTTACGACGTTTGGCATACTCCTTCATGTCGCTTATAAAACGGGTCTGCTTCTCCAAATCCGAACCTTCGTACTCACTCAAGTCCAGCGTGGCGAGGTTGTCGATGATGACCACGTTCACCCCGTTGTTATCCACCAGCTCGTTCACGTCACTGAATATCTGAAAGAAGTTGGTGCCGTAGTTGTTGTTGTAGATGAACAGCCTGTCGGCCAGCCACACGTCTATCTTGTCGCAGATGTCCTTCGGCGCGTAATACCAGTTCTCATAACCTTCCTTCTTCTTGACGTAGGTCTTGCCGGCGGCGGTCTGATAGAGCCAGCTCATCACACGGAAGTCCTGAAGCTCGCAGGATACAAGCCCCACCTTGACATTACGCTCCACGAGGTTGGCGATAAGGCAGTTCACATACGATGACTTGCCTGAGCCGCTGGTGCCGGAGAGGATGGTCACATCACCCATGAACATGCCCCACGTGTACTTGTCTATTTCCAAGAAACCGGTGTTCACCACAGGAATCTGTGACACATCCACACGCTGGATGTCGAGAGCGGTCTTCCACTTCTTGCCGTTATCATCGTTTTCCTTCTTTGGCTGGAACGGCTGGCGGCCATACGGTCGGTAGTAGTTCTGTCGCTGTAGGGATTCGGCATAGTCCTTCTTGGTGTAGGCGTCCGGCTCGAACTTGATTCTAAGATCCTTGAACGTAAGATGCTTGTGAGAGTTGTGCAGGCAGCAGAATCCCAAAGACCCGTCAGCCATACGGAAGATGGCGCTATCGGGCGCCTTGTGGTTGGCGTCGAACGGGCACTCTTCAAGCACCCACTTCGTCATACGCTCCGTTACCACCTTACGGGCTACCTTGATACCGTGCTTTTGAATGAAGGCCTCGATGTCGAAGTTGCCGGTGCTGTAGTTGTTGCTGTATGTGGGCTGTTCCTTCTCGGGCAGCATGGCAGCCACCTTTTGGAAATATTCGTTGGTGTTGACATTTTCAATCCAGTCGTCGGGTATCTTGACGTAGTACGCCATACGGCGCGGCCTGTCGCTTGCGGGATTGTCGTTGCCTTTAAGGCTCGGAGTGCCGCACACCTTCAATATACGGGCCGCATTGCTCAAAGAAATATCGACGGACACCTTCTCGTCGGAGAACATCATATCCATAGCGGACAGGAAATTCTTCACTACCAAAGTATTCTCATCGGTGTTCTTCATCGAGCAACGGAGTTTCAAATGCACACCGTTTGCCGATATGTTCACGATAGGAGGATAGAATCCGGCATCACGGAGAAACTTGTATATCTCATTGGCCTTCGCCTTGGCGTAGTTCAGTTCCTCTTCGCTTGCGTTCACACCGGCGGACCGCACTGGGTCTATATCCATCACGACCATATCGCGGCCCAAGATGTCGTTGTCGGTCGTGGTCTGCTTCGGCCTGATGACAAACTTCTCACACTGGATTCTGCCGTAACAGTCGTCCTTGATACGGTTGATGGTGTAGTACACTCCGTAGCCGGGGAAACTGCGAAGCCCTTCCAACAGGTTCTCTATATTCCTGAAGTATCCGCTCGCAATCTTCCCGTCCGGGGCGATAAGCCTTATCTCCGTGAGGATGCCGTTCCGCTTCTCCACGTCCCAAAAACGGCGTATTTCCGATTCGTTGATAAAATTATTCATATTGGTCTTCCATTCATTAGAGCGCACAAAGTTATGCGTTATAATCGAATACGCAAATTATTTTCGTAAATTTAACGCATTACAACTTATCAAGCTGCTCTGCCGTATAGCCGTACTCCAACTCCAAAAGGAGCTTGGCATAATGGATGATTTTCTTCAAATCCTCGTCCTTGTTCTTCTTACGGAACCGGACGATGTACTTCACGATATTGCCCTGAATGAAGTCGAGATGGTTCTTATGAATGAACTCGATGGGCTGGATGGGCAGGTCGTAATGTGACCCGCCCACCTGTGTTTCTGTCGCTTTGCTCATTTTACAAATCTTTTAGTTACGGACGCCAGCGCGTTGATGACCTTCTCGGAGAGTCGGTAGCGCAGGTCCTTGTCTTTCAAGTCTTCTATTGTGAACATGTTCCACAGGGTGTCTGCCATGCTGCAAGCAATCATCACCGGACAGAACAGCAACGCCATCAGGAAGAAGACAGTTTCCTGATTTGCGCTCATGTTGTCAAAGTTATCTTCGTTCATAGAATTATTTTTTTTGGTTATGCAAAGATAATAAATAATCATTTAAAATACTCTCGGCACGTGAATCCTTTTCGCGGAGAGAAGTCCTTGAAATCGCATGTGGCCCAAAACTCCCGGCGCATGGCCCAGCGAGCCATATCATTCTGCCATTGAGGAATAACCTGCTCAGGGTTGTCGAAGTCACGGAATGGCTGTGCCACCACGCGCACTCTGCGGAAACCGCGGAAGTAGCTCAATCGCTCGTAGGCCTCCTGCATGTCGTGTCCTATCATCGTGTACATCAGATAGGAGGCAGGACGTCCGCGATAGCTGTCTATCATCTTCATGGCGCGTTCACATTCATTAATCTGCCTTGGAGTATCACATCCAAAACGGATAAAGTTAAGCCAATGGACCTTCGCCAACAACTGCGCTATCTCATCGGTTACAAGCCTTGCATCCAATGCTTGATTGAAGTCTACGCGATACTTACGTATGACAATCTTTTCAATCTGACTCAATCCGTAATCCGATGCAAGGATATTATTATCCATCAGAATCAACTTGTTCCTACGGCCTTCTTCTGCTATCTCGTCCACATCACGATATGGAGTTACACTTCCCTCCTTGATTGGCACTACACACCATTTGCATTTATTCGGACATCCACGAGTGATGAATCCGTATGCCGTGCGGTCGTCAACTTGTGGATAGATGGAATAATCAGGTAGCATGGCGTCAATCTCTTCAGGTAACTTTTTATGCAAATCGTATCCAGTACCTCCTTTAATGACCTCACAATCAAACGATTGCCGATATGGGGGGGTAAAGGTGAAGATTTTACTCATATATACCCTATCGTAATCGCCGAACATTGGACTGGCCCACTCAACGCTATCTCCCACAGATTTGTGGTACGATGAGATTTTCATTATAGCGAAGTTCGGGAAATTCTTTCCGTCTACATCAACTAAACCTATTCGCATACAAACTCCTTTCTTTTATATAAGTAACACTTCATCCTGCGGCCATCCCCATTTGGCAGGATTAAAACTACACAAGTGCAAGAGCGAAAAAAGCTCCTGAAGTCTCCTTAGATGATGTGCGCGGAATGAATCGGACTTCGCCTTACGTGACTTGCGATAATGGTAAAATATCTGTCGAATCACACGCTGGCGGTTCTTCTCTTTATACTCACGTTCTTCGTCAACCGGTCGTTTGATTTCAAAACTGCCACTTACAGAGAATCCGTCAGGCGCTTTTACCCCGGCCTCTCCGGTAACTTTACACTCGTAACTTGGTACTACCAGCTTTCCGAATCCTACCGGCCTGCCGTTCAGATACATCGTTACGCCGTCAAAATCATTTTCTTTTCCCATACAACAAACGTATAAAGAATAAAACATTAAAAATCAGAGCCGCATAAAAGCATACTTCAATCGCACGAGGCGTCAATGTGCGCAGGATATAGTCAGACTGCGTAATCACTCCCACAAGCTTGGTCAGACACATCAGTATCATGTAGCCAACAAGTACTTTTGCAAACCATTTCACCGTATCATCAAGCCATTTCATTCCTCGCCTCCTTCCTCATTACCGTTAAACGGTGATTCAGCGTGCAACATCACTGGCTGCAACGGCTGATTAAACGTCAGCATATCAAGCCAAATAACACCCGTCTTGCTGATTTCTTCCAACTCTTCGGGACTGAGTTTCCAGCAAGTGACAACCCGTCCACTCTCGTCACGATATGCGGGAAGGGGAAGGTACTCCTTCTGATTTTCCGCATAGGTAACATTCTGCTCTTTGAATTTAATCGGTTCCATATATCTCCTTTTCTCTTAATACATCCATTATGTCGGTAATTGTCATTTCCAAGTCATCCAAATAATCTTGGATTTCCGTGGGGGCTTCGCCAATATTCGATTCTAAATCAACGGCAAAGCCTTCTCTCTTTAACTTGGAATCGTATTCCTTTCCTTTATACTCGCAGTGCAATGACGCTGTATTGCTTTCCGCCTGCATCGAAATCTTAATCATGGTCTTAAAGTTTCTTTTCCAATAAACAATAACTGTCTCTTCCATCGAACTCCTTCACTTCGTACCCTCTCCGCTCGTACCATTCCAGCACCCAGCGGGGAGAGTTCTTCAATTCCCATTCGAGGAACACGGACTTGTGACCCTCACGTTTGGCGATAGCCTCCAAGTTGTGGAGAATCATGCTCGCCATGCCTTGCTTTCGGTCTACGGGGTCAGTCCACAAGTCCCATATCCATGCCGTTCCACCGAAGTTCTGCTCTTCCTTGTAGAGCATCATCTGACCTGCGGCAAAACCATCCTTTTCCATAGCAATGACAATATCCTTGTCATTCCAATGCTGCGTCTGAACTATCATCGCTTGCCTCTCTTTCTTTTATTCAACAACATCTGACCGTATTCACTCGGTCTTGTGACTTTCGGCACCTTCGCAGGGGAAGGTATGTCGGGTAAACATTCGAGCACGTAAACATCATCGCTTCCATCCCGATATAAGTCTCGTCTTAATTCAGGATTCTGTTTCTTTCCCATTACTACCTCCTTTCTTACAATAAACATAGAAACGTCCATCATCAAGCCCTTGCTTGTACGCATCTATGGTACGTTCATTCCGTAAATCACTATCGTAATACTTCATCCGCATTTTAAATTCGGACGCCAAGTAGTCTACCGCTGCATCAGCATGATTCTCTACAAGATAGTAGCGAGCGTCATCAAGCCCCTTTTCGTATATTTCAACGAGTTGAAGAGCCGTAGAATGAAAGCGGCACAGATTTAAAGCGTATTTCTTAAACCTCGAAACGAAGTCCTTCCTCTTTTCCTGAATCTCGATATGCACGCAATTATCACATTTAGGGAGGTCAGGAAACACACCCACGCAATCGTCGCCATGAAAACGCTTACTTACCTCGAAAAATCCATTCGCATCATACGTACACCATTCGCACATATAAAGGTACGGGCAATTAACACTCATTCTTCACCTCCTTTCGGCTTTGCAGGCTGCGGCATCCAGTGAGTGATACTTTCATAGTGATATGGACTGCCTTCATCATCGTAGTATATGTCGCGCCCATATTCCTCGAGCAATTCTCCGATTACGACATAGTCAAAGACTTTTCCATAGAGTAGAACGCTCTCGTTATATGGAGGCTTCTGCTCATCTACACTTATCCAATGCGGATGAGCGTCCGCCCATTCAACTCCAGCTTTAAACATTTCCTCTCTACCGGGTCTCTCAACAATCCAAGTCTCGCGCGTAGCATCCCCTAAGGATTGAGGTATTCCCACGCTGTTTTCCATTTCTTTCCATTCCGTATGTTTCTTGACGTATTTCCTTGCTGCGTCAAGGACTTCAAATCTATCTCTTCCCATTTATCAAACGTTAATCGTTATTTACTTCATATATCTTCTTACCGAGCCGAATGACAATATATTCCTTGTCAGGCTCCGCTCCCCATTCGGGACGGCCCCTATCCCTTTCGATAGATTCAACTCGGAAAATCATGGTTCGCTTATTCGTATACCCTCGGTGGAATATCACATGGTCTATCTGATAATGAGGCTTGAGAAAGCGTCTTACCCAATAAGGTTTATACTCGCGGTATTCTTCTTTCTTCTCGCCCGACTGGATCATGTCGTACCATTTCGCTTTCAAAATTAAATGAATTATTACCATATTCAGTCCTCCAACATTTTAATTACCAAGGTGCTATCATGCCTGCTGCTCTATCATAGTTTCTTTCACTCAAAAAGAAAAAAACTTTACTTCCATCCCTCTTTGCTATCATTTTACACTGTTTCTTTTTTCTTCTCCAACTTTCTCCGCTCGAAAAGGTCATTCGTCCATGCCTCTTACGTAATTGAAAAGATTCTATTTTCAGTGTAAAGTCGATGCTATACCCATTGCCGACTTTTTGCCAAAACTGTCTCATATTCATATTCAGTCCTCCAATATTATTCTCGCCTTGACGGGAGAGTTTTCAAAAGTTACTTCGGGGAACAAATCGGGGCGCAGATGAATGATATGCGCAAAGTCCTTTGGGTCGTTCCAAGAATAGTATTTTTTATCCTTATCATAATCCAAAAACTTTGCAGGCTTATGTGGGAATACGCTCAACCATCCGTAACTATCCCTCGCCAGCCACATTTCCACACCCTTCTCCATGATGCGCTGCTCGGCATAGTCTACACCATCCAGGAACTCGCTTGACAGCCGACCGCCACGCTTGTACTGCTCGGGGATGCGGTTATCTTCCAGCATCGCTTTTACTTCCAACTCTTTCATAACTGGTCAATCTCATTATAGATTTTCTGAATTTCCTCGTCAATCTCTTGGCGAATCTGCTCATCGTGACGGTCAAGGATGTCGAAAATAGGGTTGAGCTTCCATATAGCTATATCCCGCCAAGATACAAGGTTTTCTTTATTAATATACAAAAGACGATGGCTGCACGTATCCCCGATTTCTTTCTTTGCTTCATTAAGCCCATCGAGCCTTTTATTCAACTCGACAATTCTGTCAAATGTTTCTTTTTCCATAGGTCTTATTCCTCCTTCTCATAATCCTCGTAACGCTTAGCATCCTTCGGATAGATACCGTAAGCCAGTCGTCCGAATCGATGGTCTAAATCTGTTTTCCCTTTGCGGAACTTGAAATCCTCACCACCGATATTCGTTACTACCAATCCTTCGGGAATCATGCCAAACAGCCACAGCGGAATCAGTCGCAGGCCTACGCAGCGTTTGTTACGCTCAATCTCTTTCTCGTATTCCTTACGCTTCTCATCGGACAAGTCACTCTTTTTGAGTTGCTCGATATAGTACTCATTCTCTTCATCGGCTCCTTTCTTTGAAGTCCACTTGCCGAATCCGAGTGCTTGGCAATCCTCTTCCGTAAGGTCGTTCCAGTCGAACCAGTGATTCTTATTGAAGTCGTTCACCAACTTCTCATAATCCTCATTCATCTCTCTCTTGCAAAAGCCGCCACTCCAATTCTTGTAAGCGACCGTTTGAGCGGCCATGTTCGCCCACCATGTGAGCACGTTTGTCAAAATTTTCTTATCCATTTTTCAGATATTCGATTAAACATTTCTTGTTCCTTCTTCTTTCCCGATACCATATTTCATTCCTCCGCCCTTCTCAATCAGTACTCCATCGCTCTCGTAGATGTCAATCTTCGTGTCACGCTTGGCAAGGTTGCCGTTCTTGAGGATTCTGTGGCCCGTGTACTTAATCTCGGCCCGTCCGTTATACCCCAGCGATATGGTGGTCTTTTCAATCACTATCACCCTGAGTTCGCTGAACCCGTGTCGGATAATGTCGCCTACATGAAACTTCTGATTCGCCTTTGCATAGCGGATTCTAAGTTTCTTTACGTCATCGTAGAAACGCTGCTGCAAGGCATTGTATTCTACGTCATACTCTTCTTTTGTCATGGCATATAATTATAAACGTATTTCTCTTCCTTTTTCTCATTCCTACGAACCCCGTTATCCACTACGTTGATGTAGCAGTACTTGTGTTGGTAGTTATCCACTCTGTAAACACCGCTTTTCAATATCCGAGGGCACGAGCGGGCTAACTTGGCGACTGGCAGCGTGCAATCCTTGTCGTAATAGAGGTAGGTATCCACACGCTTGATTTGCCACTTGTCCTTATAAGTGTACTCGGTCTGTCTGTCCGCCTTCGCCCAAAGAACACCAGTCACACGTGACTGGAATCTCGCAGGCTGGCGGAGCGTGAAAACTTCTTTCTGTTTAATCAATTCCATATACTCGCTTGCTTTCCGTTTTTATCACCCAGTTCCGTTGCGAGAGCCTCCCGCATATCACACACGCAGTCAATCTTCGGGTTCTTCTCCAACGCCTTGATGAACAAGTCCCTGCCGAAACGCTTGTATAACTTGATAAACTTGGCGTTAATCAAGTCCGCTGGCGCACCCGCAGGAATACTCGTTTCAAAGAGCGTCCGACCGCATTTGTCTACCACGTAGTATTCCTCTCCGTTCACTCTCACTCGGCCCGTATGCCGTGCAACGGACAAGTGGGTCATAGACCAGTATTCCTCGGTCATCAGAATCGGTAAACTAATCGCTCCCATGCTTGCCTCCTCAGTATTTTCTGACCCAGTTATCCTTCTCTACGCTGTAAACGCCCGTAGCGGCTACCCTCGCAGTGATTTCTGCGGTCACATTGTCATTAATCAATTCCTGCAGCTTCTCTTCAAAGCCATCCTTGAAAATCGCTACATTCTCGGGATAGAACTCAGCGGCCTTGTCATTGATATAGTCGAGGATGTCACCAGCGTACACCCCGAATACCTCTTCCGTGAACCCGATAAACACCTCTTCATTCGCCTCATCCTTGTTTTTCTTGATGTCCGCCACGCACTCTTCAATCGTGTCGAACGGCCCGTTTGGGTAGTACTCGTCATCGTTACTCCACCAGTACTGGCCTACCTTACTTTCTTTCATACATCCTTCCTCCATTGAGCGTATAACTTGCGGTTGCCGAGATAGGACGTGCCGTCGTACTGATGGGCGTATGCCTCCTTCTCGAAGGAAATGGAACGGTACGCGCGTGAGTTGTTGCGATACTTGCACAACAGATACAGCCATTCGGCAAAATAAGCCAAATAGAAGCCGATATAGAGCAGTTCGACCA